CATCATACCAGGTGTAGAAAGTAGTTTTATGAACATCAATAAACTCTTTCTGACATTGTTGAATCACTTGATTACGAGACTTTTTCTCTTTTATGAGTTCTTTAATTCTCTCGTAACAACTTTCTTTATTAGGATTTTCTCTTACCATTAGCAAATCCTATAACCTTCAGTTTGTAGTTGTATCGACCAATCTTTAATAGATTCCCAGGTAACAATAAGTTCATCCATACCTAATCCATGTGCTTCATGACATACAACCAGAATTTCATGAATATTTTGAATATCTACCGCCCAATGTGAGATTCTCCATTCTTTACCACTATTAGGATCAGTAATTAGAGCATGATTTAAAGTTTCAAGTCTAATTTGTGAGTTTTTTAATACTTTCATTAGTCTTCATCCTCTGGGCAGGTTTCTTCGATATATAAAAGCTTTTCAAATCCCTCTATATCATCAACATAAGGATTTTCATTAGCTATCTTTTCAATCCTTTTCATAGCGTGTTCTCTATAGGTATCATTCTCTGCTGCTAGATGATTAATTAAATTAATAATCGTGACCTGGTATTCAGGCATTAATTCGCTTAATCGATGTTTCATAACGATTAAATGGCTTTGTGTTTCATTCATAATTAAATGATATAAGGTTATGTATTTATGATATCATATTATTAGTATACTAATCAAATTTGCCTTTAAGATGTCACAGATTAAAAACTTTATTCATGATCACAACATCACCACTAATGATGAGCTTAAAAAGCATTTAACCAGGATAAATAAACTTTCATCGAATGATAAAAATTTAGATATTCTGGTTAACTTACTGTTGATTAATTACTTAAGATCTAAGCACTAACTAGTTTTTTATTTCTTTTGATTTCTTTTAAAGCTTCACCAGCTTTACTTCCTTTTTCTTGTAATCCATGTAACAACAATGCAAAAGGTTTATTTCCAAAACATAAAGAATCATCTTTATCTATTGATAAACCTAGTTTTAAGGCTTCATCTTCACTAAATACAACTTTTGAATATTTAGTAAAATATCCTTGGTCTATGAGGTAATCAAAACGGCTTCCATAGGATGCCACCATATAAAAATTATTAGGTAGTAACACTTCCATAAAAAATTTAAGAGACTTGCTATAACAATAAAATTTTATATCTTTATTCAATCGAGCTACATTAATCCAAGCTTTTAAATATAAAGGATGATAGAAATCACCGCTCTCATGTATTCTTACTTTTAAAACATTCTTTCTATTACTTTGAATAGATCGATTAATTAAATCAGTTAATCCTTTTAAATCATTTTTTAAAACATAACCATTAATTAAATTAAAATTATATCTTCTACTTTTATAAACATTTGGATATCTTAGTTCTTCACTAGCGGCAAAGCAAGTGAAGATAGTTTCATTACCTCTGTTTAATAGTCTCTTATCATCTTTCAAAGTAACCCATGCTTTACAATTGTTACTTCCTGGACATGTCAAACCCGCTGGTAGGGATAGTATTAAAGTATCTTTTGATAACTTTGAATTACCTTTACTCATTTTTAAAATCATTTGTTTTTATTCTCCTTTACTAACTTGTTAAAAGCTTTTGATTCTGTAGGAGATAAACCAGCAAAATAATTTAAAAGATTATCATCATAATCTTTAAAAAGTTTTTTAAGTCTTTTATTCATTTTTTTAATTAAATAAGTGTGAATTTAAATAAGAAGTTTTTACACTTCTAATATTTATTTTAACATATATTTGATATATGTTAATGTCATTTATAATTAAATATCTCCCATATCTTGTAACTTGCCTAACTTGTATAAAACATAGTTAGCCATTTTCATTTCTTCTTTTGATTCAATAGGATCATGTTCATTTTCTAATTCTTCGATCCTAAAATTGACTAGATAAACTAACCAATCAATAATTTCTTTTTCCATTGTTTTAATTAAATAAGTGTTTACGGCCTTTAAGATTCCAGGTTTTGTTGAAACTATAATAAAATAGCTTCATAAAAGGATATTACTAATATCCCTTTAAGCAACTATTATTATTTTTTTTATTCTTTTAAGTTTCCTTCTTCATCATAAAAGTCATCGGTTACATCTTCTAATTCACATTTACTTTTACTTTCATAAATTGGTTCAAAACTGTTTCTTTCTTTTAAAGTTTCTTTTATTCCTTTTAATCCTAGTGTGGTATCTTCCAAAAATTGGAAGTATTCATGAATTATATCTCTTAAATAAATTTCATCTTGTTGACAATTTTTAACTACTTTATTAACTAAATCAATTCTTTCTTCTTCTTCTTTGGTCACTTCATCCCAACAAAAACCAAAACCAAAACAATATAAATCTATTCCCATAAATTGCTTACTTGGTTTCAAATCCCAATTTAACCAACTTTCTCTACTCTCTATACATTCTTGGTTTTGATAATAATCTAATACTTCTTTAGCAACTTCTAATGTGAAATATGGATTTTTCCACCCATTCCAATTACTACCGTCAGAAAATCCTTGAAAGATTTTATCATCTTCAATTTGAAATTTAGTTAGTTTCATTTTTCTTATTCTCCAAAGTTTGTCAATTCATCAATGCACCAATCAAACAATTCTTTTTTAATTGTTTTAATTGTTTCTTCATCCTTTCCCAACCAATCATGATTCCCTAGTAAACAATAGTGATTCCCATTTTCTAAAATTTCATACCAACCGCCATAATGAAAAACTCTTACATATTTTGTTTTTCCGTCACTTGTATCTTGGGAACAATTAACCATATAAGTATCTACTCCCATATTCTCCAATAGTTCAAAGTTTGGTTTTATAAATGGAACATCATAAAATCTAGACTCCCATTTTTCAAAAGTTAATTTTTTCATTGTTTAAGACTCCCATATTAAAGTAAATGTTTTTTTACCATTCTCTAGAGTTTCTACTCTTTCAAGTTTGCTCTCTAAATTAGGATGCATTGATTTAATTATTTCTTCTTCAGTTCGATTTAAAAATAAATCAATCCAACTATTTTGAAATAAATCAAATTTTCTGTAATAGGTTTTTGGTTCTTTGAAAATAAATTTCATAGGTTTAATTAAATTAATTTGAATGTAAAACTATTTATAAAAAATAGTTTTTTATAACTTTGAATAATTCAAAGCTATAAGAAACTATTATTTTATTTTTCTTCTATTAATAATTTATCTATAAACTTATAAACATCCTCATATCCTACATTCTCAAATATTAAAAGAGCTTTTCCAAATTGTTCGTATTCTCTACATCCAAATATTTGATTTGCATCATGTACTTTATATTTCCATTTGTGTGTAGTCAAAGAATTTCTTATTTTATAATAATTCTCATAATTTCTGTAAAATGGTTTTCTTGTTTTTTCTTCTTCTTCTTCTTTCTTTAAATTTCTATCGGTAGTATATCCTATGAAATCTAAATAGAAATCAAATAAAGTTGATTTGAATAATTGCTCTTGAAAGTCTTTATCCATTTCATAAAGATCTTTAATGTGTTTGTAGTTTTTGTTCATGATTAATTTTCTCAGGACGAATGAATAAAAAAAAGTAAGTCAATTAAGACTTACTTACAGGATGGTTGATTGATTCTTGTTTTAATAAATCATCTTCTTGTATAGAAAATAATTTATTAAATAAAGTATTATAAAATTCTTTTTTCTTACCTCTACCATTAACTATGTAATCAGTAGAAGTATCAATAGCCAAAAGAATTGTATTGTATTCTTCATAGTTTAAAAATTTTTTCATGATTAGATTTGATTTAATAAGGTTTGTACTTGTGATTGTCTTTCAATTAATCTTACTTTGATTGTGTTTGAGATAACCAAACTTTGCCAAAGTAGGATTAAGAAACAACTTAGAAAAATAATTGATCGTGTCATGATTACTTACCCTTAGCAATAAATAATTTAACTTGAGATTGTCCATTGTAGTAAGCATCTTTATGACCTACTAACTTATAACCGTTTGGCATTTGTGAGAGCCATTTTAAAAAGTCTTGGTTCATGAGAATTAAATAATTTTAATGTGTTTAGCTTAAGTGACTCTGTAAGAGTGTTTAAGCTTAGATAACTGTATTTAACTTAGGAAGATAAATAGAGCTATTAGAAAGGATTTAAGAACTAGTAAAGTTTTATCTCCTTACTGTTTATTATATCAAATTATATCAAATATAGCTATGAATATTAAAGAAATTATTATTAATTTTTTTTGCTATGGGGGTGTAGTTGTAAAATTTTATGCTTGGATGTGCTACACGGGTAACTTAAATATATTCTGCAAATCTTTATTGCTTAGGTTCTATACGAATTGCAAGTTCTGGAGCTTGGATGTTAACTGTTTCAACGGATTCACCTACGACTTTACCTAGAGAGTCTAGGATCTGTGCTGCTGTTTGTAATTGACCTTTTGCTATGGCCTTATTGAAGAGACGCATACGCATTGCTTGAAGGCGAGGAATCATTTTATCTCTTTCTTTAAGCCAATCTTCGTCATTCCATTCTTTAACTTTTTTCCAATCAGCCCAACCTGTTACTAAGGATATGCCTTCTTTTTGAGAATGTTCTATGACAAGTTGACGAGTTGTTTTACCTTCTAGCTGTTTTGAGTATAATCTTTGGCAACGTGCTTCTATAACTGCTCTTGAATTTGATCCTCCTGTGTATTTTTGAACACGAGGTTTACGTTGAGGAGCTGGGAGGTCGTAGTTTAGGTTGTTTATGAAAGATTCAGCCACGGACTTGGTCTTTATAGGGGTTAATATTTTGATGATAGCCTTAAAAGTATGAAATGCGAAAGAAAATGAGTAATATTATGAAAAAAAGGGCTATATGAGCTTGAATGAGGTCAGTTTAAGGTATGCACAGGGGGAGGTGTTTAATAGTGAGAAAAGATTTCGGGTGCTGGTTGCTGGAAGAAGGTTTGGTAAATCATACCTTTCCTGTATTGAACTGCTCAGAGGAGCCATCAATCGACCTGGAGAGGTGTATTTCTATTGTGCTCCTACTTATCGTATGGCAAAGGATATTGCGTGGAAAGAATTGAAGAGATTGACTCCTAAGACTTGGATTCAAGCTAAAAATGAAACAGATTTAAGGATTGATCTGATAAATGGATCAAGTATTGAGTTGAAGGGAACTGAAAATGCGATGGCATTGAGAGGTAGGAGTTTAGCTGGTGTTGTATTGGATGAAGCTGCTTTTATGGAAAGGGATGTGTGGGCCGAGGTAATTAGACCTGCATTGGCAGATAAACAGGGTTGGGCTTTGTTTATCAGTACTCCTGATGGCACTGCTAGCTGGTTTTATGATATGTGGTGTTTTTGTGGTGAACAGGAATGGGATGATTGGCAGAGATGGAGCTTTACTACGATAGAAGGAGGTAATGTAAAAGAGGAGGAGGTTGAAGCTGCCAGAGGGCAACTAGATCCACGCACATTTAGACAGGAATTTGAGGCTAGTTTTGAGAATCTTACTGGTTTGGTCGCTGTTAGTTTCAGTGATGAAAATATTGATAAAGAAGTGCAAGACTTACATATGCTGCCTTTATTGTTGGGATTGGATTTTAACGTTGACCCCATGGCTGGAATCTGTGCTGTAAAGCATAATGACACACTATATGTTTTTGATGAAATCATGCTGACAGGTGGTGCTACCACTTGGGATTTTGCAGAGGAAGTTGTCAGAAGGTATGGGGTTGATCGAAGAGTTATTGCCTGCCCTGACCCTACGGGTAGTGCAAGAAAGACAAGTGGGGTTGGAGTTACAGATCATACGATTTTAAGGAGAAATGGTTTTACTGTTATGAGTCCTAAATCACCTTGGAGAATCAGAGATAAGATAACTGCTGTAAATACCGCTTTATATGATGCTGATGGTACAAGAAGAACATTAATACATCCAAGATGTAAAGAATTGATAAAAGCATTAAGAACTCTTACATATGCACCAAATACAGGTTTACCAAACAAAAACTTAGGTGTGGATCATGCTTTTGACGCTTTTGGCTATCTTTGTCTTCAACAATTTAATTTGGCAAAACCAGAGACATTAGGGCAGACTGCGTTTAGAATATACTAAGAACTACCTAATTCTTACTATGCCTTACCATACTGGGATGAAAAAGAAGAAAAAGAAAAAGAAGGGAGGTAAAAAACGTGGTCAATGTTCCTGCGGATAAAGAACTCTATGAAAGAGTAAAACAAGCTGCAAAGCGTAAGTTTAAGGTATATCCTTCTGCTTATGCTAATGCTTGGCTCGTTCAAGAATACAAAAAACGTGGTGGAAAGTATAAAGTATTAAAGAAGAAACCTACAACAAAGAAGAAAAGTGCCACAAAAAAGAAAAAGTAGTACAAATCCTAGAGCCAAAGGTGGTTTAACACGTTGGTTCAAGGAAAATTGGGTTGATGTGAAGACAGGAAAGCCGTGTGGTCGTTCAAAAGGAGAAAAAAGAGGATATCCAGCTTGTAGACCTAGTAAACGTGTATCAAGTAAGACACCTAAGACAGTAGGAGAGATGTCAGCAAGTGAAAAAGCTAGATTTAAACGTGAAAAAACTGGAAGTAAGAAGATAACATATCAACATAGACGTAAAAAACGTAAAAAAAGTTAAAAATGGCTAAATCTCACGCAATGGCTAGATGTCAAGGTTACATCGCAAGTGTCAAAAAAGGTAAGAAAAAGAAAACTAAGACAAAAAAGAAAAAGAAATAAGTGTAAAATCTTAAGGAAAGCGGTAATATAGAGTTATCTAGGAAAAATCATGCCTAAAGGTTCTTATTCTTCAAAACAAAGGAAACTGGCTGCTGTTGCACCTCCTAGAGACAAGATCACTGCTGCTGATTTAAAAAAATTACGTTCAAAGAAGAAGAAAAAGAAGAAAAAATGAAATTAACTACTCGTCAAAAAAATTTATTAGAAAAACATTCTGAACATCATAGTGATAAGCATATGGAGTTTATGAAGAGAAGAATGCGAGCAGGGGATTCATTTACTGTCGCTCATAAAAAAGCACAGGCAAAGGTAGGTAAATAATGAGAAAAAAACGTAAATCTGTAAGTTTATCTGTTGGTAGAGGTGAAAAATCAAAAAAAGGTGGTCTAACAGCAAAAGGTCGTAGAAAATATAATGCTGCTACTGGAAGTAATTTAAAAGCACCTGTTACTAAAAAATCAGGACTTACACCAGCAGAAAAGGCAAGAAGAAAATCTTTTTGTGCAAGAATGTCTGGTATGCCTGGGCCTTTGAAAGATAAAAAAGG